TAATCAGGGTGACATAGGATATCCAGACGGCCAGCGCAGCATACCCGTCTTCCTGAGCGTTCAAAATCCTTTTGATTTTGAAAACAAAGCACAGGTTAAAGAAGTTCTGAAAGCAATGGGTCCCGCTGGGAAGAGCGCGTATTTCAAAGAAGGTCTTAAGACTGGGGATTGGGATATTATTGAACTGAGAGAAATTCAAAAAGCCTTTCGCAATCTTGGATATGACGGCTTTTTTATAAAAGAGTTTGGAGCAAAGAATCTTGCAGTCTTCGATCCCAAGCAAATCAAAAGCGTCTTCAACGAGTTTGCCCCCGGAACGGCATCCTCGGAAGAGTTCTCTCGTGCCATTGCATCCACAGGTCAACAGCGTGAGGCTGAAGTAAACTCAAATCGCTTTGGTAATTTATTTGATGGAATCCGTGAGTTCTTCAAGCCGTTTGCCCTTGTCAAAAACGTCGAAGAACTCTTTGAACTTCGTAACGTATCGATGGGTACGATTACAAAGTCAGAACAGTTTGCACGTAAGATGTCGAAGATTATCGGCGGCGCTTCGCAAGCAGACAGAGATGCTGTCTATAAATACATGACAACTCGTAACGCTGACGCAAGCATGATCAGCAACGAAAAAGTTCGTAATGCAGCCATGCAGTCGAAGAAAGAAATCAATATCCTCGCTAATAAGATGATCGAACAAGGTCAGCTTACAAAAGAAAGCTTTGACAAATACTACGATCAATATCTGCCTCGCCTTTATCTCTATTATGAACTCACTGGCCGTGGCATGAAGACGCCTATGGGCGGCAAGAGCGTTCAGGAGTATCTGAAAGCCCGTAATGACGAGTTGTCAGAAGAGGATCGTGCAATTCTTGGCGAGATCAAGGACCCTGCATTTTTGGTGTACGTTGCACTGTCACGCCCTGCTCGTGACTTGGCGATGATTAAGTACCTGAATAACATCTACGCTGTTGGCGAAGAAAACGGTTGGATCGCTCCACAGACAACCGTTGAATGGCGTGGCAACAAAATGACGCCGTATGACCTTAACCATCGCGCTGAGGAAATGCGTAAATTTGTTCTTCCTGAACTTCGCGAGCAAGACCCAAGTCAAGCCGACATAATGGAAAAAGAAATTTTCAGTATGAAGGAAATTGCCGACGAAGGCATTGAGTCAATTAATTCTAATATTAAAACAAGTGAGCTTGAGGGTTTTAAGCAGATGCCGGCGCATGAGCGGTATGGACCACTTGCTGGTGCAGTTGTTAAAAAAGCAATTTATGACGATCTTGTTGGTACGTTTATCCCAATTGGAAAAGAAAATCAATCAATGGTTGAACGTCTCTTTGGAGACGAAAACTCGGCTCTTGTTAAAGGAACGCAACTTTGGAAGCTGGGTAAGACAACACTCAACCCCCCAACTCAGATAACAAACGCTATCTCAAACGCGATTGCCCTTAATCTATTTGGTGGCGTTCCTCTTCATCAGTTTCCTCGGTTATTTAGAGTCGCCTTAGAAGGTATATTAAAGAACAGTGATCAGTGGAATGATGCTCAGGATTTTGGCTTGACAGGCGCAACTAGTGCTGCTGCCGAGCTTAGGGCAGCTTTGACACGTTTGAAAGCATATCAATTTAGGTCTGGCAAAGATACGTCTTTGATTGGCATGTTTGCGTCCGTTCGTTCAATCATGAGCGCGGTTGCTGAAGGCGCAACAGATGCCTACCAGTTTTCTGAAACCCTGTTTAAGTTTATGCACTACGTTTATGAGCTTGAGAAGGCTGGTCCAAACCCAACAGAACGTCAAAAGTCTAACGCCGTAAACGCGGCGCATGACACGCTCTTTGATTATAGTTTGGTAAACCCAAATATTCGATATGCCCGTAACTCACCTATCGGTGTTCCGTTTATCACCTATTACTATAAGGTTTTGCCCAAGCTTGTTGAGACAATGGTTAAAACGCCATGGCGTTTTATACCTTATATTGCAATGGCTTATGCAATTCCCATGGCTACAATGGCGACGTTTGATATTGACGAAGACGAAGTTGAGAAGCTTCGTAAGTCTATGGCTGACTACATTCGTGACAGTGGATCTTTGTATTTTCTTCCAATTCGTGACAGTAAAGGAAATATTGAGTACATTGACGTCAGTCGTTTCTTCCCGTTCTCAAGCGTTGTTGACCCGTTCGTCACTGCATTTAAGTATGGTGAATACAAAAAGGGTGCAAAAGAACTGATTCAGCCTATTCTTCCAAGCGGTCCTTTGATCACAACAATTGCGGCTCTGACCACAAGCACAGATCCTTTTACCCAAAAAAAGATCTACAACGAGTTTGACACGCCAAAAGCGAAAGCCTTGTCGATGCTGTCATACGTGTGGAATCAAGCCATGCCGCCTGCAATTAACATTGATCTTAACAATATGGATCACAGCGGTGGTGCATTGCCGCGAATCTACAACGCTTTGTTTGTTGACGGTACGGGTGTGGACAAGCGCGGTCTTCCCAAGCCTGAAATGGTGGAGTCAATGCTTCGTTTGTTTGGTGCAAACGTGACACCGCTTGACGCACAAAAGTCAGCCGCCTTAAGCATGCTTTACATGCAAAACCAGATCACACGGACAAAAGCTTTGCAGACACAGGTCTCACGCGATCAAAGCCTCACACCGGAAGCTCGTCGTAAAAAAATTAAAGAGCTTTCTGAAGAGATTAAAAATGATACAGACAAACTCATTGAGTACGCAAAATCTGTTGCTGGTGTCAGTGCTGTTGCTGAAAAGATTCGAAAAGCCCCATGAAGGACAACTTTAAAACTTGTTTAGCTCTTGTTCTTCAACACGAAGGGGGCTTTGTAAACCACCCCTCTGATCCGGGTGGAGCTACTAACAAAGGCGTCACCAAGAAGGTTTGGGAAGAGTGGATCGGTCACTCTGTTACAATTGATGACATGAAGGCCTTGGGGGTGGAAGATGTCGAGCCGCTCTACAAAAAAAGATACTGGGACCGTATCCGTGGAGATGGTCTATTGGCAGGTGTTGACTACGTCTGCTTTGATATTGCTGTTAATAGCGGTGTTGTTCGTTCCGCTAAGTTTCTTCAGGCAACTCTTGGAGTTCCTATTGATGGTATTATTGGCCCTGCAACACTAGCAGCAGCCGAAGCATATAATCCTCGTAAACTTGTGACGGACATCTGTGACAGACGACTAGCCTTCCTCCAAACCCTTCCGACATGGGGGGTGTTTGGAAAGGGCTGGGGTCGTCGCGTCAAGGACGTTGAGGAAAAAGCTTTTGAAATGGCTACATAAGCCACTCTTTATACTCCTCACGCATGACAAGCGTGGCTATGTCAATTTTCTCACGAAGAGCCTTGAGGATCTTCTCCTCAATCGTGTTCTCCGTGACAAGGTCAATATAAGTAACCGAGTTCTTTTGGCCGATGCGATGCGCTCGGTCCTCGGACTGAAGTCTGACTTCTAAGTCATAGACATTGTTGTAATATATAACAGTTTTAGCCTCAGTCAGGGTCAAACCGTATCCGCCGGTGCGTGGTTGACCTACAAAGAAGCGGAGCTTGGAACTCGGATCTTGAAACTTTTCAACAATGTTCTGGCGTTCTTCCGCCGGAGTTTCGCCATAATACATTGCCGCTGACCCCTTGCCATATTCTTCGTTAAGGGCCGCCGCAATCCGCTTGATATCTTCAGTGAAGACAGCCCAGATAATTACCTTACCGTCCACCTCATCAATTGTTGCAGAAAGTTCTGCTAGCTTGTTGGTTGGCAGCGATGTCATGACACCTTCGTCGTCGTTGACATGCCCGGAGCAGATCTGTTGCAGGCGGAGGATCTGTGTCAGAACATTGGTTGCTGTCACGGTGGATAGATCCCCGGCATCGTTGACCAACTTAGCCAAGGCAAGACGTTTCATATAACCATAAGTCGCCGCCTGCTCGTCGGTCATTTCCACGACGCGCTTGATGTAGACCTTTTCAGGAAGATCAAGGCAGTCTTTTTTCAAAACGCGATAAGTGAACTGCTCCAGTTTATCCGAGAGTTCTTCAAGGTGCTGATAACCGACCACTTGATTAAAGCTGTGACTCCCAACACTTCTGCGAACAGTCTTGGCATATCGCCCCTGAAAAGCGTAGAATGAAGAATAGCCGATCAGCTTAGGATCAAGAAAAGCGCATTGGCTGAAAAGGTCCATGGGGGACTTAGTGATTGGAGAGCCCGTCATAATCCTACGATACTTTGACTTTTCCCCAACTTTTGTAACGCTCTTTGTTCTCTGGGCGGAGCGGTTCTTAATTGTGGTGCTTTCGTCAACCGCCATAAGTGATTGATGTGTCTCGCAAAATCTCATTGCAAACGCTGTTCCACGAGCAGATGAGAATGCTTCAACATTCATTACAAGTATCTTCAGACGTCCATCTTTTTCCAAGGACGTCTGTAATTTCTTTTTTTGTTCAATGGTTTGCTTTGAATCCCAGGCAGTGATATCACATTGTTCAAGTATGCGGTCAGGCATGTGACGAAGGATTTCGGACCTTTGCCAGTTCTTATAAACCCCTTTGGGGGCGACAATAAGAGCGGCCTCGATCTCTCCACGTTCAAATAGTATTCCTATGTTATCTATAAGCATCTTGGATTTACCAGTTCCCATTTCGCAGAAAAGGGCAAAAACGTCTTTATTCCAAGACATTTGGAGACCTTTCTTTTGGTGCTCGTAGGGAGGTAATTTAAATTCGTATTTGGTCACAAATGGAATCATTTTAATTCAACTTTCTCTGTTTACGGTCCACTTGACAGGACTGGTTGATAGACTATGTTATGCACTCGAAAGGAAGAAAGCAAGAATGACAGTTTACATTACTCACGAAATGCGCGGGCGAAATATTTCCAATGCCTTAGAATATGGGGTGTTAAAAGTTATTTTGCCGGCTGAAATGCAAGTCATTGAAAATCCAATACAAAAAAAGATCATCATTGAGATGATCGAGGAGATTCTTAAAGACTTCAATGACGACGACTACCTACTCCTTTCGGGCGATCCCGCTTGTATTGGTATTTGTTTCGGGGTTGCCGCCTTGAATAATAACGGTAAGGTAAAACTTTTAAAGTGGGATAGGCACGAAGAAGCTTATCTGCCTTTAGATATTAAATTAGAAATAGGATCAGAAAGTGATGACTGATAGTTTTGAAGACTTTGCGTCAGAATTGACGGATATTAAAGAAGAAGGGTTGGCAAGAATTGCCTCTCTTGTTCGGCAACAACTTGCCTTTGAAGCACGAGTTAGTTTCCTTGAACAGGAACTAGCAGATGCAAAAAAGAACTTAAAGGAAGTTGCTGAAAATCAACTTCCATCGGCTATGGCAGAATATGGCATGGCTAAAGTAAAAATGGATGACGGCAGTGAGATTGCCGTTTCCAAATTCTATTCAGCGTCCATTCCAAAAGCGCGACAAGAAGAGGCTTTTGATTGGCTTCGTGACAACGGTCACGAGTCACTTATTAAGAATCAAGTCGCGGTAAGCTTTGGGCGTTCTGAAGACACGGTAGCACAATTGCTTATGGATAGACTACAGGCTGAAGGGTTTGAAACTCAACAGAAAGTATGGGTCGAACCCATGACGTTGAAAGCTTTCGTAAAGGAACAAGTCGAAGGGGGAGCACCGATACCCTCTGATTTGTTTGGTGTCTACATCGGTGAACAAGCCAAGATCAAAAGGAAGTGACCAATGGCAAAATCAAACGTGGTTCCCGTCACCACCAAAAAAACGGAACTTGCCACTGCCTCAGATATTTCAGGATTTGAGGCGTTCGCTAACGAGGGTCTGGAAAGTGTGTCCGCACAGGACTTAGCTATTCCTTATCTGCGTATCCTCGCACAGTTGTCACCACAGGTGAACAAGCGTGATGGGGCATACGTTCAAGGTGCAGAAGCAGGGATGATCTACAACACGGTAGAGAACGTCGTCTATGACGGCGAAGAAGGCGTGTCAGTAATTCCTTGTTACTATCGTCGCGTTCTTGTTGAGTGGAGGCCACGCGAACAAGGGGGTGGTTATGTCGGCACGTATAATGCCGAAGACCCGATTGGTAAAAAGACGTTCAAGGACGCAAAGGGAAAGGATGTTCTTCCCAACGGAAACATTCTTGAAAATACCGCTGAGTTCTACGTCCTCATGGTTGACGTTGAAGGCAATATCAAGCGTTGCTTGATTACAATGACTTCTACTCAATTGAAGAAAGCACGTAAGTGGTTGACACAGATCCAAACCACAATGGGCAAGGGCAAAGATGGACGTATGTTTATCATGCCGATGATGTCTCATATCTACAAGCTTTCTACTGTTGAAGAACGCAATGATAAGGGTTCGTGGTTTGGTTGGGAAGTCGCTCGTGAGCGTGTTCTAAGTTTAGTTGACGAAAACGACTCTTCTCTTTTTGAAATGGCTGTAGCCTTCTCCAAGTCCGTCAGAGCGGGTGAGGTCAAGGTCAAACAGGAAAGCGAAGATGCCGCTTCTTCTGGTGGAAATGGTCAGACGATTGATGCTGATAACATTCCTTTTTAACAACTAGAATATTGATGGCAACTTGTAAGAGATCCTTACAGGTTGCCATTTTTGTTGTTGGGGGATCAAATGTTATTAGCAGAAAGACTACACAATATTTTTTTTGGAAACGCTCGTGCTCACGGGGTTTTCAATGTTACAAAGGATCGTGAAAAGGGTGGCAAGAAACAAGGGTATGCCAGAGTTATTCAGGAGCCGACAACTATTAGTCATTGGGAAAAGCATCTGGCGGGTGATACAGGCCTTGGGGTCATTCCTATCAAGGATAATAACCATTGTCACTGGGGTGCGATAGACGTCGATAACTATACAATCGACCATCGTGTCCTGATTGAGAAATTAAAGAAGCATAACTTTCCAGCGATTGTTTGTAGATCGAAGTCCGGAGGCGCACATGTTTATTTCTTTTTCAAAGAAGAGATAGCGGCGGAAGACTTACAACCAAAACTAGGGGAGATATCCTCGGTCCTTGGATATTCAGGATCGGAAATCTTTCCGAAGCAAACACAGATTCTTGTTGATCGTGGTGACACGGGCAACTTCATCAACATGCCTTACTTTGGCGGGGAGAATACCGTTCGATACGCATTCGGCATGACAGGAGATTCTCTGACTCTTGAGGAATTTATTGGGTTTGCAGAGAACAGCCAACTTTCTGTTGAAGAGTTCATGGCTCTTCCCACAAAACACAAAAAGAGCGAGGAGTTGCTTCCTCACGGCCCACCATGTCTCCAACACCTCTGTGCTCAGGGTTTTGGTGAAGGTGGGCGGAACAATGCCTTGTTTAGTCTGGGCGTCTACGCGCGTATGGCTCACAAGGAAGATTGGGAGAATGTTGTTCAAAACTACAACACCAAATACATGAAGCCACCTCTGTCAGCAAACGAGGTCGCCGCCATTGTCAAGCAACTCCAAAAGAAAGACTACTTCTACAAGTGTGACGATCAGCCAATATCAAGCTTTTGCAATAAAGATATCTGCATGACACGGAAGTTTGGTGTCGGTCCGGGTAGTCGCAACAACGATCTAGGTTCCCTAACAAAGGTCAATGGTGATCCGCCAATCTGGCTTCTCAATGTTGACGGTCAGCGCGTGGAACTTAGCACGGATGCTCTCGTGTCGCAGACCATCTTTCAGAAAGAATGTGTGGCGCAAATCAATATGTTTCCTCTGACCCTCGCATCACGGGCTTGGCAGATTAGAATGCAGACGCTTCTTGAGAATCTTACGATTGTTGAAACAGCTCCTGACACAACCATTAAAGGTAGCTTTGAAGACTTGATGGCGTCGTTCTGCTGTGACCGTGCGCGTGGCTTTGAGAAGGAAGAAATTATTCAAGGTATCGCCGTGTGGACGGAAGACAAGATTTTCTTTCAAATCAAAGATTTGTTGAAGCACCTGACAGTCAACAACTTTACACATTATTCGATCAACAAGGTCGGGTTACGCTTGCGTGAACTGGGTGGTGAACGTGTTTACTGGAAGATTGCCGGTAAGGGTATGCACGTATGGTTCTTCCCGCAATCATATTTCGGAACGGACGAGAGCCGCGAGATTGAACTACCTCCTGTCACGACGCAAGAAGCGGATGTAATGTAATGAACATTATCCTTGGTCCGCCCGGAACGGGAAAAACAACAAGGCTGTTAAACTTAGTCGAGCAATGCTTTGAGAGAGGTATTGCTCCTGACAAAATTGGATACTTTTCTTTTACAAGAAAAGCTGCCCAAGAGGCTATCATGCGTGCAATCATCCGATTTGGCATGTCAGAAAAGGAGTTACCATATTTTAGAACGCTTCACAGTCTTGCCTTTCAAATGTTGGGTGTCGGCAAAAATGGACTCATGACAAACAATCACTATCAAGAGTTAGCAGATTGGTTAAAGTTGCCCGGCTTCGTTGAAGTTACTGTCATGACAGATGGACCCTTTGTTGATTTTGGTTTTGGTGACAAGTTTCTTCATATTATCAACATGGCGCGAATCACTCAGCAACCTCTCCGTCATCTCTACAACGAATCGACCGTGACAGAGAGAACTGACTGGAGCCGCATAGACTATGTTGATCGGGGATTGAAGCAATACAAGAAGAATAAAGTATTGTTTGATTACACCGACCTAATCGAACTCTTTATCGAACGTCGCCTCGCTCCAAAGCTTGAAGTCCTATTTGTCGATGAGGCACAGGACTTGTCGTCTTTACAGTGGCGCATGGTCGAGCAGTTGGTTGAGAACTCCAAGGAAGTATTTATTGCCGGAGACGATGATCAAGCCATCTATCGATGGGCTGGCGCCGACGTCAATCAATTTATTAACCTCGAAGGCAGGGTCGAGGTCCTTGGTCAGAGTTACAGAATCCCTGCTTCGCACCACGCCATCTCTCAGCGTGTCATCCAGAAGGTCGCTAATCGTCGTCCCAAAATATTTCTTCCAAGGAATGACGAGGGTCTTGTCTTCTGGCATCGTCACTCTGAGGAGGTAGATTTGTCACAGGGCAAGTGGCTTCTCATGGCACGGACAAAGAAAGGTGCAAATCAGATTGAGGAAGAGGTCCGCCAGAGAGGATATCTATATAATTACGAGAACGGCAGGACAATCAAGACAGATGTCATAAAGGCTGTGTCACAGTGGGAAAAGCTTCGCCTGGGGGAGGTCGTTACTGCCGGGGATGTCAGGAATATCTATCGACACATGGTCATCGATGTTGACGTGTCACGAGGCCATAAAACGCTACCGAATGTCGAAGATCATAGGCTCTTGAACATGGGAACTTTGATCTTGGAACACGGACTTCTTCATGAAAAGCCTTGGACAGAGACGTTTGCAAAGATTTCAGAAGATGATCGACGCTATCTCAAATCATGTCTCCGCAACGGGACTTTTGAAGATAGCTCAAGGATAACAATCTCAACAATTCATGGTGCAAAAGGCAGTGAATCTGATAATATCATGTTATTGACAGACAGTGTCAGAAAGACCCAGGGTCTTTGGAAGAAACAGAACTATGAGGAAGAAGATGAGCATCGAGTTTTTTATGTTGGTCTTACTCGTTCTAAGCATAGCTTACACCTTATTCACCCGATGATGTCCAAGGGTTTTAGCATTTCATAGGCCATATAATGTACGCCCAAAACGTGAAAGTAGAGTGTGACTGCAAGCAGACGTCGTATGTCACGACAGGTTTTGTCGTTTCTTCGAAATGGCCTCGTTGCCAATGCGGTCGATTAATGAAGGTAGAGAAACATGCAATTTCCGCTCTTGAAGACGGAATCAGAATGGTCCGCCCCAGAAAGCCTACCAGATCTGTCAGGTGATCTGGAGATCGCCGTTGATTTGGAAACTTACGACCCTGACCTAAAAACTAAAGGTTCTGGGTGGCCCACAAAGAACGGTCATATCATTGGCGTTGCTATAGCCACAGAAAACGGATCTTGGTATTTTCCCATCCGTCACGAGACAGGTGGCAATCTTGACCCCAAACGTGTCATGCGCTGGGTAAGTGACGTATGCTCTGACCCACGCAAGACATATGTTTTTCACAACGCAATGTATGACGTCGGATGGCTACAAGCGGAGGGAGTAAATATTGCTGGCAAAACCGTTGACACAATGATTGTCGCAACACTACTTGACGAGAACCGCTTCAGTTACTCTTTGAACAATATTGGTCGTGACTATCTTCAGCAAAAGAAGGATGAGAAGCTTCTCAAGGATGCGGCGAACGAGTGGGGCGTTGATGCAAAGGCTGAGATGTATAAGCTCCCCCCGCAATATGTTGGGCCATACGCAGAACAAGATGCGGCGCTTACACTTCGTCTTTGGAAACTTTTTAAGGGTCTAATCGTCAAAGAAGAAATCCAAGACGTGTTTGACTTGGAGATTCGAGTTCTTGGCTCAATTATCAAGATGCGGACGCGGGGGGTTCGAGTAGATTGTGACCGCGCCGATCAAATCAGCAAGAAGCTTGAGCAAGAAGAACGTGTACTTATCAAAAAGATTAAGGATCAGTCCGGTGTCAGCGTTGACATTTGGTCGGCGGCCTCAGTTGCAAAAGCATTCTCGTCTATAGGTCTTGGATACCCCGTAACAGGGGGGACGGGTGCGCCAAGTTTTACCAAACAATTTTTGGCGGCCCATGAGCATGAAATCCCAAAGCTGATTGTTAGGGCGCGGGAACTCAACAAAGCTCGCACAACATTCTTAGAAGCAATTATGAAGCATCAGCACAATGGTCGCATCCATGCTGATATTCATCAACTTCGAAGTGATGAGGGTGGTACGATTACGGGACGTTTTAGTTACTCAAGTCCAAACCTTCAACAGATCCCTTCACGCGACGAGGTCATTGGACCTATGATCAGAAGCCTGTTCCTTTCGGAAGAAGGCTGTCAGTGGGGCGCATTTGACTACTCGTCTCAAGAACCTCGGATCGTGGTCCACTATGCTTCTATATTGAAATTTAAGGGGGCGTCTGAGTTTGTTACTCAATATAATAAAGACCCTAGATCTGACTTTCACCAGATCGCCGCTGACATCGTAGGTGTGCCACGCAAGCAGGCAAAAACAATCAATTTAGGTTTGTTCTATGGAATGGGTGTCACGAAGCTCTCAAACCAGCTTGGATTGTCCCTTGAAGATGGAAAGAAACTTTTTGCTAGATATCACGAAGAAGTCCCGTTTGTTAAACAACTTAGCGAATACGCCAATGACGCGGCATCAAAACGTGGATCAATTAGAACTCTTTTGGGTCGTAAGTGCAGGTATGACAAATGGGAGCCAGTAAGCTTTGGACTTCACAAACCTCTAACACACAAGGAGGCATTCACAGAATACGGACCAAATATTCGTAGAGCGTTCACCTACAAAGCTTTAAATAGCTTGATTCAAGGATCTGCCGCAGATCAAACAAAGAAGGCGCTCGTTGACCTCACAGATGAGGGCATTCTTCCAATGATTCAAATTCACGATGAATTAGCATTAAGCATTCCTGACAAGATCACGGCGCGTAAGGCAAAAGAAATAATGGAAAATTGCGTAAAACTTAATATTCCTTCAGTCGTTGACGCGGAACTTGGACCCTCATGGGGAGAAGCAACAAACAAGATGGAATAAAAAAGTCCCCGCCGCAGCGGGGACAGTGGACCGTCTGGGAGGAAGATTAGACGGTTAAGCAAACATCTCTAAAACTTGAGGGGCGGACATAAAACGAACTTTTTTCTTCAGTTCATCAATGCTGACCGTCGCCTCTGTCGAATTTCCTTCTTCGTCCGCTGGTCCAAAAACAAGCCCACGCCCCGCAAGTGGGCTGGGTATTCCTTCGATATAAAAAAATTGTTGAGACCCTTTTAATAGTCCTTCGTCATCAACATACACATCTCCTAAATCAGTATACACAACATCGAATAAGTTACAACCAAGGTGGGTGTAAATTGATTTGTAATTACCGTCATAATCTATTTCAGTGAATGATCTTTCTACTGGATCAATAAGTACTGTTCTCATCTCACTTCTCCTTTCTTCATTCAGTGATGGGTTTAATATATGCCGACAATTAAAATTGTCAAGGTGTTTCTCCGTTCTCATGATAACTTCTTGATTTCGCTTGTCAAAGGAAGCAAGATGACCCGCTATGATCCAAGCTATAATTTATTTTTAAACATCTCACTAAGGGCCTTCGTATGAAGTCCAATACCAAGCTTGACACTCATGCAAATCAAAGCATCGTTGTCACGCAATATACCAAAAACCGCCGCCCCGATTGAGGGTCTGACAATGCCAAATATTGCATCGCCGCTGTAATCTGTCCTTGGATCTTGTTCATTTACAAAATTAAGATAAGCCCTTGCATTACCGCCCGTCAGGGTAAAAATCTCAGCACCCTGTTCAGATTGCGATATTTTAATGGCCTCCTCAATCATTGGCTTGGCTGGTTTACACGTAAGCGTGTCATTGCTTCCCGCATACGCCAGACCATAAGCCATTGATATTGCTAAAGAAATCAAAAACCTCATGACACCCTCCACTATAGCGATGATCAAGTATGATCCTGCTTGTGGAAAACGCCAAGTTATTTTTTACGTGGACGACCAACCTTTTTCTTAGCAGGGGATTTTGTACTGACCTCTGTTTTGTCGGGAAAGAAGTGCATCCGCATCATGTCACGTTCTTTTATTAACTCTTCCACCTGAGTTTTAAGCTTTAGCATCTTTTCGTAATTTTTATCATCCTGTTTCCACCGAATAGTGTCCAAGTGATCAAAATAAATTTCCACTAATTTAACAACGCCCCAAATGCCGCCCAGAATCCAAGCGACGCCTTGAAGAGACTCAAGAGTAAATATACCCATCATTTCCCATTCTCCTCGTTCCATTCACTAAACAACATGTCCAATTCAGCTTCTTGCTTTTTGCAGGGACATTCTTCTGCTTTTAACGCCTCGTTTTCGGCGGCTAAAACTGATACAAGTTCAACAAGGCCTTCAATACATCGAGCCGCTTCTGCACGTTCATAGTTTGATTGTTCGCCTTCTTTAAGGTGGTGGATTTTTAAACGTGCTACAAGAGCCTCAACTGTTTGTGGTCTCTTAACCATTTTTCTCACTTAACCGTGCAATTTCTTTTTGTAAATGAACGCACATATTGAGAGCGTTATCGCGTTGACGCTCTGCTTCCACCAGCCTCTTACGAAGATCAATAACATGATCCAATGTTACCGTGTCAGCATGACGATCCTCTGGTGCATACGGCCCTAGCCATCGTATTTCCGTCAGCAGTCTCTTGCTCCTAAATCCTGTCATGACACAATCTCTACAGGTGATTGCGTTTCAATCCACACACGAGCCCCACACGATAATGGTTTGTCGGGTGAGTAAACAACTTTTGAATCACCCTTAATGACAACCTCATGTGCATAAGTGTTTGATTTATAAGTCTTTACTGTCAGGACGGGATTGTTATTACCAGTCTTTGCATTGTCCTTTACAACATGTTGATTAACATGAATAATTGTTTTCATCTCAATACAATCTTCCTTGATGAGCATCGTCGTGTGCCGACAACAAAGATCTCAACGCACTAACAGAGTTGCTGTTTTTTAATTCGCCTATGTGTTTTACTTTTTGTAGCTTGCTTATTGCATTAGAAACTAGCTGACGTACTCTTTCTGTGCTTACGTTATATATCTTCCCAATGTCCACACAATTTTGTGGTTCATTACCAAACAAACCGTAGTTCCTGACAAGGACGTCTTTTTGTCTGGGAGTAAGAAGCTTATCAAGTACTTTTTCAAGAACATCATTTGTTTCATCCGCAAGAACCTTAAACTCTTGCGATGCATTAAGATGTCTTTCGGATAAGTAACCAAGTTCTTCTAAATCAGCGGTCAGTGTAAACTTATTTTTTTCTATTGGATTATTGATCTGTTCATCAGAAAAAAGATCGTTTGGAGTGCAGTCCAAAAGGTCGCATATTTCTAAAACAATCTTTTTCCATTTTCCGTTTTTATCTACGGGTGGTCTTCTCATGTTAGAGAGGTCATAAAACTTTTCTGCGGAGATTCCCAGTCTATGACAAATAGCCTTGCCTGTTTTATATTCAGACGCTTCGACGATTGATAACAGTCGATTGTTTTTTATCTTAAAATCAACTCTATAGTCTTTCATTTCTGCCTCAATAATTTCTTTACGAACGCTCTCAGTAGTTCGTGATGTCGGCCCTCATGCCAATTATTACTGATATATTTGTAGTCGTCAAACCATTTCTTTTCTGACTCTGGGTGACAGCCAATCAAACCCACCCGGCCTTGAATCACGGCCATCGGATCTTGGTTATTATACCGTGACACGATCTGACAGCGACCATTTCCTTCGAACGTGCAACCATCATAAAAGAACATCACTTCCTTCTTGCCTTGCCATTCGATCCCGGTGGCGGTGGCGTAAGATCTCCTGACAGAGGCTCCTTGACGCTTAATAAATTGCACCGGCTCAAGCCCATCAAGCAAGTCAAAGTAATTTCTTCCAGCCCAGTAAGCACCCATGCAAATGCCGAGGTATTTCCCCCCTCGTGACACAAAATCAGCAATCGTGTTTCCTTCTCTTCGTTTGAAGAAATTGTAATATCGATCCGCATCCCCGATACCACCGCCAAACGCCACGATGTCAACGTCGTCAAACTTGCCTTCGTTAAGTTCTCTTTCATCAAATACTTTAATCTTAAAGTCCGGTGACAGGGCCGCTATCATGCCATCAGCACAGTCCTGAGAACACTCCGGATTATGAATGAAGATGGCAATCGTCGGCTTCATTTAACGCTAACACCCCTAAGCTTTTTCAATCTCTTTATTGCATCATCGTGGTAAGTTCTGCCAATGTGCATAATTGATAATATCTTTTCTACACTCCTTCTGCGGTCTTTATACTCAGACAAATTCGATCCAGAGCATTCATATTCAATTTCTTTCATGACATCGATTGTTTTATGGACAGATGACACAATACAGTCTTGTTCCCACTCTTCGGTTGTCGAAGCTTCTGTCAGATTATCTGCTTTTTTTTCAAGAAATGTATTTATTATTTCCTTTCCTTTCTTATCAATACTACGTTTTCTAAACCCAAAATTTAGGATATATTCATCAACAAGACCTGTCAGGGTTAGAGCCGCTTCCATGTAAACAATTTGTTGTTTTTCCATTTTTTCAATCCTTTTTTATAAAAGCCAAAGACATGCAATGTTACTAATCGTGGCACAGAAAAAGATAACAGCCCACGGATAGTTTTTTTCGACAATAAAAGACAACGCCACACAGAAATCAAACACCGCCATAGCTATGAGTAATTTATATCCCACTCTTCACCTTATTAAATCTCATGTTCCGCTCACGTCGTTCCCAACACATCTTGTCAGCCTTTGCGTTTTCATACCCCTCTGCCCAGTACCCATACTTTGGATGATTCGTGTCATAGGGGTTAAAGTCCAAAGGCTCCCCCGCGCAGAATGCAACCATTGCATCGCCGCGTGTGGTGTTGGGATGATTCACGAGGTCTGTCCATTCTTTATGTGTTAGATTATTAAGTGAAACTGTCATCTTTTTTCTCCATAAATTTTAGTTTCGGTAGTGTCACGGGCGGCTTATCGCCCGTGAGTGTTCCTTTAATCTTGGTAACACGTATCGCCTCACGCACCCTCTTCTGTTGATCCAATGTCAAAATAGGTTTCTTTTTTTTCATCGATCTTCTTCCAATAATAGTCACAAAGAGTAATGTCAGTGGATGGAACGCGCCAGTAAGGTTCTTCGATAAACCACTCCTCATGACCATCAATCTCCCACCCACTGAGCGGAGAACGATAACAATGCGATGACATGGGGCATGTTTCACCCCTACATAATAAAAAACCCCTGTCCCCCATCCTCTGACCTTTCTTTACGAAGCCTTATCGACGTGAGGAAGTTGTATGGATTGAGTTCCCATAGCCCTCCTCAAGTCAAAAGTCACATTTGTCGGGCTAGATCCGTACTTGGAACCAAGTTCAGCGTAACCTCCAATATCCTCCCAGTGGTCACGCAAGCCACTGTCACCTGACACGATACGTGCCATTTTGACAGCCATCATTTCAAGAGCCTCCTTGTGGGCGTCAGAAAGCTTTTCCCAGTTTGGGCCGCCCTTCAAAACCTCCTTGATGGATTGAGAAATACGGGACACATTACCATAGTCCCCATGTTGCTTCTGCTTATCTGCCAAAAGCTTTCCAATATCAGTCATTGTTTTTCTCCTTTTCAAGTTTCTCTTCGTGCATTCTTACGCCGTGGATAATCGACGTATGGTCCATCCCGAAAAACATAGCGATCTGCGGGAAAGATACTTTAAGTTCCTTACGCATCCTATAAAACGCTTCAAACCTTGCCTTACTCAAGGCCTTTCTCCTGAGGCGGGCTTTTAATTGTAAAGCCTTAAAACCGTGTTTTTCTGCAACCTCGTCTAGAATATCTGACATTGTCACTTTCTTGGCTCTACCGGAATGAGTTAAACCGTTAACACTTCTTTGATACTGCTCCAGTAATTCTACCTTGATGCGGACTGATGGAAGTATCTGCTTCTTTTTGTCAGGAATGTCAGGAATAGGATCTTTGACCTCGGAACTTGGGACATGAACTTTTTTATGTAGGTTTTTGCGAACCTGTTTATAGTGTGACACCATGTCAGCCGTGTCAGTGAATACTTGATGATCCTTTAGCATTTACGTTTTCTTCCATTTCTTGGTTAATCTTTTTGAGAATCATGGCTTTCCAAACTACACTTATAACTGCTTGCAACAATTCCTTTGCCTCTTCTTCTGTACTTGTTGAAGTGACGCAACCGTCGATTGCATGACCAACCAAGTTGGATATGACAATGGTTTGTATCTTCAAGGAGTTTTTGTTAGACTTTGTAATCCCTGAAACCTCTGCTGTCTTGAAGAGGCGAAACAAAAGGGAGTTAATTGTTTCTTCGCAGTGTATGGCAAAAGCGGCGGCCTTCATTAGCTTTGAGTCTTGATTTTGAATGTTCACGACTGCCATGCAATGATTAACCGCCTCTTCGCAAGAAGACGTAGCAATGTCATTTGAAAGCCCGCCTTGTATGAGTGCGCCAACTGCTCTACCCGCCGCGTTGTTCAACGTGGTTGCAATTTTTTTAACGTCGTCTTCGCTACGCTTTGTCATAATACCTTACCATGAAGCCTGATAAACAACGGTACGATATTCGTCTGAATTGTTTACAAGAAGCCACTCTATAGACCTATGAAGAACCTTCAAATCATAGTCACGCTCATCCTTTGAACCATCGCTTTCACCAAAGAAAAAGCCTGTTGTGTGTGGGAGCTTGTTGTCTTGAACGGCGTTGTAGATAGTCTCAAGGTCATCTTGTGACAGGCTTATTTGTTGACATTCGTCAACACCATCAGCAAAAGTCTCGATAATAAACCCGTGAAGGTTTGGGTGCTTACGCCAATATCCCAACTCGACACGTTCCTCTGAAACAGTGTCACCTTCTTCATTCTTGCGGCTACCTACAAAAAAGCGGCAACCGCCCAAGTACATATCTAATCCCATGACACGTTCTCCTTTCTCAGAACGATATGACACGACCGCTGACTTGCGGTTTTTGATATGCGGTGGCACGTAATACGCTGAGGTGCTGACCCTCTGAACGATAGTGGCGCGTGTATGCGTCACGAAGCAAAGCCTCTGCATCTTCCGGTGTCTCGGCCTCAATAATAGCAATGCTCGGTGACCGAGGACCATTGCCAAATGGCGGCTTGTGATATTCAACCTTAAACTCTTTCATAATCTTTCTCCAAAGTTAAAAACAAAAGTGACGGCTTGCGAAGTTTCACAGGTTATGAACAACCATACTTACCTGACGACCCGAACCACGCCTTGTCTCGACTAGTCCTGACACTTATGCAAGAGGTCAGGGTTACGATCACCCGTTGCCGTCGCGGCTGTGGAGGAGTCTCCGTCAGGCAGCAACCGTGTTTGCTGTGTTTACGTTACGAAGGTCTCTAATATTTTTACTCATGGCCTTATCAAAAATTTCTCCAACCTTGGCCTTTACCTCTTCAAAAGTCATAGGAACTACGCCCATTAACCTCAACATGGCGACTTCTTCAAGGTTCTCCATGAACTTAATAACCTCGTCGGCCTCCTCGCGGTTCGTCACCATAACGTCCATAATCAGGGGTTCGTTATTAACAATAAAGCCCGCTTGGATCCTGTGAAAAAGTTGTTGGGTATTCACGTCTAATCTCCTCTTTCTATCGGTCTTCATTGACCGTGAATAAAGACTAGCACTTTTCCACAACCTGTCAAATAAAATTGTCGCCTGTGGATAACTTTTTTATTTGTTAATGTTTTCAAGGGGTTGGTGAGGACCGTGATTGTTGCGCTGATCACGGTCCTCGAAACTGCCTAATAAAAATACAAGGCGTCTGGATATGAAGACATCGAACCAGAACCTCGAATTTGTGTCAATGGATCAGTGAAATCTGATTAAAGTGGTAGATTAAATTGACGGGCGACAGGGGGCGACAACTGTCAGAAACAAAAAAGCAAGAGTAATTTATTAGAACGACTCAAAGCAACGCTTACATCAATTATAATTTGATCCAGAAAGATGAACCGTAAACAGGATAAGATGGTGATAATTACCCCCAATCACCGCGTCATTAACACCATAATGGTGTCAGGTGGTTGAAATAACGGCAGTGGATCGTGGGCCTCTAATCTTGGAACTTGGAAAGGGGGTTTTGCTATAAGAAGGGAAAAGCTCCAGAGTCTGTCCGATGTCTATATAGGGTATAAGTTATTGATAATAAAAGGGAAATTGGAATGGTCAAAAAAGAGTCTTTCCAGAGTCTTTCCAAGATAAGTCATTGAAAACAAAAGAGAAAGTTGAAGTTAGCAAGACTTATAGGGCATTTTTGACCCAAAACAGAAATTTTTTTTTGCTCGAAATTTCCGACAAAGAGTCTATATGTCTTGCCAAAAACCTGTAAGTCATTGATATACAAAGAGAAAAGGTCGGCAAGACATCGGACAGACATCGGACAGACTCTTTCAAGAGTCTTGCCAAATTCTTGTATAGACGTGCGAGAGAGGTGTCAGAAATTTTATTCTGAAATGCCATAAAATCCTTCTATAACAACAACTTAGGTGGCATTCCACAACCTTGTAAGCCTACATCCTTGTAGTGCCAGCTCAAACTGGCTATGTCAGAAAACAGAGGAGAAATTCTATGGGTCGCTTCATCCGTAGGCGGGTAAAGGACATCAGAACCATACCGCCTGACCTTCCTGCTCTGCGAGCGGCGGGTAATCCAAGGAGAGAACTTGGTATTACGGAAAAGCAGGAAAGGTTTGCTCGCTTTGTTGCGGGTGGTAATATGTCATACACCGAAGCGGCTAAAAAGGCCGGCTTCACCAAGAAGTGGTGTCATGCCTATGGCCCACGCCTTATGAACCCAAGGTTTTTTCCGAAGGTGGTTGAGAGGGTAAGACAAATGAAGGAACAACTGGCAATCCGGACAGACCTGACATTTGAAGGTCATGTCAACAAGATGGCAGAGATTCGAGACGCGGCGATGGAGAAGGGAAACTTTACTGCCGCCGTGTCTGCTGAGAAGTCGCGTGGTCAGGCGGCTGGGTTTTATGTTTCGAGGTCAGAGATTATGGTTGGAAAGATAGATCAGATGTCACGGGAAGAAGTTATGGCTGAGATTAAGAAGATTCAGGAAGAATATCCCCAGCTCCTGTCAGCTGACGATCAGCTTATGATTGATGTAGCCCCAAATACTGTCGAGGTTGTTAATGCCCAGACGAATATCGCTGACAACAGAAGTAAAGATGTGGAGGTCGTTGAAGTCGGGGACCAAGTCAGGAGTTATGTGGACTAGAATAGAGGCGCGTGTCGGCTCCGGTGTTCCCGACATAAATGGGGCCGTGTCATGTTGTGAGTTTTGGTTAGAGCTTAAGGTATGCAAGACCAAGAAGCTTAAGACCTTTGGACTGTGGAGACCTAGTCAAATCTCGTGGCAGTTTAGTAGGTCGAAGATATTTAAGAACGTCTGGAATGTCATAAGTCACCCAGAAGATAATAAGGTTTATGTTTACGGGTGTGACAAGATACTTGGTTTGAACGAGGGGGAGACAACCCCTGAACCTGACCTTATTTTAGAAGGCCCCTTTGAATGGGGGAGACTATTGGATTTTGTGAAGGCGCAACTCCAAAAGTGCGCCGCAATGGATGAGTGCGCGGATGCCTAAAATTATCGACCTGAAAACTACCGCCCAGTTCTCTCGATGGGCCGCTGACAACCGTGACAAGTACAAGATCAGCCAGCGAAAGCTCCTGAAGATGGCGGGCCTGTCACATGCCACGCTGACACGTGTCAGCGAGAACTCTGACATGAGACTGTCCACCGCCGCGCAGATCGCGATGGTGTTTGGATACCGCCTCGCCTTGGTCGAGATCGAAAACAAAAAAAGCCCCGCCGATAAAAGCGGGGCCGAGTCTGTCAGCGATGTGTCAGCGGGGGGCGAGATTGTCGGCGATCATGTCAAGCAAGCGTGAACCTGAGTGAGCGGTGAATAGCTTGCCTCGCACATTGACCGCCTTCCATCGGTTCCGGTCTTTGGGCATGCGTTCAATCCAAGCTTCAACCGCACCGTGTCGGAGAATGACGAGCGCATCGCGCCCGTCACTTCTCACTTCGAGCCCGAGGGCTCGTAGGGTCTCAATCCGCATCGACGCCTCCGTATTGCTTGAGCGTATCGTCAAACCATGCTTCGGGGTTTTTCATTAACCCATCACTCGAATGCGGCGCGGCAACGCAAAGCATGTCATCATTGCCCAAGAACCGTGACAAAACGGGGCGCATGTTCTTGCGCCAAAAATTATAGTCACCATAAGGCCACCGCAAAAACCCGCCATCACTCTTAACTTGTTCGCTTATGACAGAATAAAGCAAACCACGGGCGAAAGCGGGAGATCCAAAGACATGCGCCGCGCGGGCGAGATCAAGCGGGCTTGTGTCAAGTTTCATCCATACGTGCGAAGCGGCGTGATCGTTATCCTTTACATCTGCCGCAAGCGCCGCTCCGCCGACAATCAACTCAACAGGGCGAAGCGCTGACAAGGCCCGCACAAGGGCAAGAATGATCGCCCCGCGCTTGCGTAAAATTTCCGCTTCAAATGCGCCGCTTGACACAAGATCGACCACAATCGAAAGCGGGGCGCTTTCGCTTGCAATGCGGACACGCCGCCGCATAGAAAGCGGGTGACCGATGATCGCATTCGTGACAATCGGGCTTGATCCTGTCACGTGTGCCATGCGGGCCCAAGCGCCCCGCATGGGGGCGAGACTCTCAAATCGGGCGAGTAGCTTGTCACTTTTCTCTACATGCGAGAGGTCGCCCTTGCGCGTATAACTTACGCAATCTTCAAAAGATTGCTTGCCTGTCCAACTATTCGACGCCCTGCATTCTTTCCGCGAACCGTTTTCTTTCGACACGCCGTCAGCGAGATCGGCAAAGCGGGCGAGATCGCATAGCGTGACAATCTCGCGCCCCTTGTGCGGCGCTTGTTCAAAGCCCTTCGTTTCAATCCGTTGCATGATCAGCGCCCTTCCACAATCTTAACTTGTTCTGGCGAAAGATTGGCCTGATACGTCAATGCCGCGCTTTCTTCGTGAGTGAACCCCGCCGCGATCAGTGCCGCACCCGCGATGGACGCACGAGGGGTGATCAGAACCTTGAGACCCGCAGACCGCGCCCGTTCACGTGCCGCTTGGACGCGACGAGCAAAATCGGCATTGCCTGAGATCGCGGTCTCCAACGCCACGTCATAATCCCACGATAGGCGAACACCGAAGCGGTCAAGAAAAGCGGCATCAATCTTC